TTATTCACTTGACAATAACAAACCAATCTATGACATGTATCGCCCACACTCAGACAACTACTATTCTATATTCAGAGAAGCAAGAAAACTTGAACTCGAATTGCAAGGTTTAGATAAGCATCTTATTGAAGAAACTGATATTGGTAAGTTCCATATCATGGGTGATGAAGTAGTACCTCTTGACATTCCTCTAGTAGAAGAGTGGCTTGATGAAGAGAAAGATGTTGAACTGAACAAACCTAAACGTGGAGGCTCTAAGAAGTTCTATGTTTATGTTCGTAACGACAAAGGTAATGTAGTTAAAGTTTCTTTCGGTGACACTTCGGGTTTGAAAGCAAAGATTGATGACCCAGAAGCAAGAAAGTCATTTGTGGCACGCCATCAATGTGACACTAAGAAAGACAAAACTACACCAGGATACTGGGCATGTAGATTGCCGATGTATGCAAAAGAACTTGGACTAGAAGGTGGAGGGGATTTCTTTTGGTAGACATGAAACCCTATAAAGACGCTGTAGCAAGCGACCATTTTCTAAGAGAATTTCGACATGATGTTGACACAAAAGAATTGGTCTGGCACCGTGACAGAAATGACCGCAATGTCGTAGCAATTTCTGGTTCGGGTTGGAAAATACAATATGATAATAAGTTGCCGCAACTGATAGAGGTAGGAAAGCCTTTCTTCATTAAGGCATTTGAATATCACAGACTACATAAAGGTAGTAGTAGTTTAATACTTAAAATAAAGGAGATGATATAATGTCATTCACAAAACACAGGCTTTCCGATGATGTCGTTCAGTTAGCCAAAACTATTCTGGAGAAAAAAGATGAGTTTGTCATTCCAGAAGATATTGCAAACGAAGACCAGTCTGATTTCGTAGTAGCCGCGGCTGCCGCTAAAAAAGCAGGTAAGAAAAAATTCTCATTCGGCGGTAAAGAATGGCCTGTCACAATTAAGACAGACATTAAGACTGAAGAAAAAGATGAGGATGAGGATGAAGAAGACGGAAAAAAGAATAAGGTCATCATCAATCCTGAATTGGAAGAAGCCAAATATGATGACAAAGCAGTTAAAATGGCTATCGGTGTAGCATCTGACAAGAGATACAAAGGCGGCAACATGACAGGTGCTGTTAAGGCTATTGAGAAGATTGCTAAAGGCTTGTCTAATCATCCACAAGTAGCGGCTGTTCTAAAGAGACAGAACGAAGATGTTAAAGAAGAAGCACTGGATGAAACTGGTGTTGCTGGCGAATTCGTTGGTAAACTCAAAAAGTATGATAGCCCTAAACATGAAGACGATGTTGAAGTAATCGACAATCTACCAGAAGGTATGATGAGTAGACTACATCAAATGATTGACGATGGCATGACTGCACAAGAAATTGCTAAAGCGTTGAAAGTTGATGTAAAGACTATTCAGAAGTTGATGAAAGAAGACAAGCATTTTCATCCTGACCACTTTCTTGCAATCAAAGAAGTGTTCGAAGAATTCATGGCTGAAGGCACAATGGCTCAAGGTATCTTCTCACGCAATAAAGCAGAAGCAGACGCCGCAATGGATGCTCTTAAAGATTTGATGTCTAAGAAAATTCCTGTTGGTCCTGGTGGTTCTTCTCGTGCGATTGAAGATAAAATCTATGCAATCGTATTTGATGACGAACTATTCGATGACTTTGAAGAATTGCGTGACGAAAAAGGTGACAATGCTGATGCACGACCAGTCATTCGTGCAAGATTGAAACAACTAAGAGTAAGGGTATAATTAAGTGAAAAGTTTGCATCTATTTGAAAGAGAAGTAACGGGGTCACTCCCGCAGATTTATTGCGACATGGACATGGTTCTTGTCGATTTCTTGCGTGGTGCAAACGAACAACTTAGAAGAGAAGGTTATCCTGTAAATTTCGACATGGCACCAAAGTCTGACAAAGACTTGAAGTGGGAACTGATTATGAAGAAGCCCGACTTTTGGGCTACTCTTCCTCCCATGCCTGATGCTATGAAACTTTGGAAGTTTATCAAACCACACAGACCAAACATTCTATCTACACCATCACATAGAATGTCTGAAAGTAAACCTGGTAAACGTAAATGGGTTAAGAAGCATCTTGGACCCGTCAAGGAAATCTATCTTGTACCTCGATGGGAAAAGCAAAAATGGGCACTCGACAAAGACGGGAACCCAAACATACTTATTGATGACTACATTAAAAACATCAAAGAGTGGCGTGATAAAGGTGGCATTGGTGTCCATCATACAAACGCATTAAATACTATAAGACAACTAAAACAGTTGGGATTTTAAGGAGAAAGAAATCATGGCACATGACAGAAACAAAACCGCTCCAACTTGGGCACCAGATGCAGTTGCATCACCTCAAGGCTGGCGTCATCCAAAAACTGGTGAACTACTAGTTTCATACAAAGGTTTGGATGCAGTTGTTGGTACAGCAAAGCCAGCAAAGAAAACTAAAAAAGTAGCCGAAGTCGTACTCGAAGACGATGACGTTGCAGACGAGGAGTAAGTTATGTCTTTCATAAGTTCAGAAGGACTTAATATTGCTCTAGGCAAAAACTCAAGAGCCGACCACATCCACAAATTTGGATATTCAAAAACCATTGCTGGTGACGAAAGAACAATTTGGATGGTTGATGCTCTATACCCATGGGATGCATGGTTAGACGGAAACGGCGATGAAGAAGCAAAGACAGTCACAGTACGTTCAGACACATCTTCTGAACCACTAAAGATTATCACTATTCAAGGTCTTGGTCCAAACTGGGAACCACAAGAAGAAGATATCACACTTGACCGTCTTGGTGGTACAACTGCCGATTTTGTTCAAACTACAAAAACCTTCCGCAGAGTTTTTAGAGCGTTTGTTAAGTACACAGATAAAAATACGACCGTTACTGCAAGACAGTCTGCCGCTACAACAGGCGACATTCAAATCTACATTAACTGGACTGACTGGTCTAATCCTGGTGACTTGATTGCTACTAACTTCAAAGGTGGTAACAACGAAATCTTTGGTCAAACTCAGATGGCTATCTTCACAATTCCTGATGGTTATATTGGTTTGTTGACAGGACTAAACGCATCTTGCGGTGTAGACAAGTCTGCAAACGTACAACTTTACACTCGTGCTTTTGGTTCAAATGCTATGTTGTGTAAAGAGATTTTTGAAGTTTCATCAACCAAAGCAGTTATCGATTATGACCCACCACGGGTTATTCCTGCAAAAACTGATATCGAAGTTCGTGCATTTAGAAACAGTGGTTCATCTACTATTTCTGTTACGGCTTCTTTTGACCTACTACTACTTAAACAAGACTTAGCAAGCCAAGGCTCTCTAGGATTCTAAGTATAAATATAGGTATATGATGAAATTTGATAATATAACAGAGAAGAATGTTCTTCTCTATGCAATGAAATGTTATGATAATCCTGACGAAGAAGCGGGACGTGAAGAGTTTGAGGATGACTGGAAACATATCAAGTACATTCGCAGGCTCTTCAACCGCTACTCTTCGGATGGTGACTTGAAACACAGACTTATTCTGAACCACATTATATTGCTAAGTAATGTGTTTGGTGTGAAAGCAACAGTCAGAATATTGTTCTGTAAGACACCTGCATTTCAGTGGGGATTGTTGAAAACCTTTTTAGAGTTTTTGAACATGATGCCTGATGTTGTAGAGGGGGTTCACGGAATTGAGATAGCATCAAAGTTCGTGCAACCAAATGACGAAATTAGAAACGAATTGGAAAAACTTTAATGGCTTCAACAAGTATTACAGGTGCATTTGACGCAATCATTGTTTATCAGTTGATAAAGATGTTGGCTACGCCTTGGGAAAAAACAGAGGCTTTCGAACTCGGTATCATTGATGGCAATGGTAAAGTCTTACGCAAACGTAAAACTTTGAGTACGCAGAAAGAGAAGAATGCATTTACTGTATTCCATGTACTAGCATTCAACTTGAAGAAGTTGCTTGAGAAGTTGCCATTTGGTAAAACTAAATTAGCATCATTCGCCGCCGCACTTATTCTATTGCGTGAGCAAGAGAAAGACGTATCAGATAAGTGGGAAGACGAAGAGTGGTTAGAAAACGAAATAACAAAAATGTTTGAAGAAACATCTACTAAATTTAAGCATTTAGAATATCAAGTGCTTGAAGAAGAAGTTTCTGCCGCCGCTACTACCACAGCCGATGTTGCTCTAAAGGATAAACCTCTAGGTAAAACAAAGAAAAGAAAAGAGATAGAGACTGAAACCTTTGCAGGTAACCAGGTGTTTGTGGTTGACCAAGAAAGATTTGCGAATGCCAGATTAGGCAAATCTCGCTTTCATCGTTGGTCTAAATATGTGGGAGAGGATGATATTGGACTTGCTATCCGTGAGTATGGTGTCAAAAACCCAGGCAAACCCATTGTACTAAAGAATTCAAATTCGGGTGCAATGATTTATTTAAGATATGGCAAAGGATAAGTTATGCTTACACTATTAGGTTCACTCTTAGGGTTTGGCACATCGTTCCTACCGAACGTGCTAGACTTCTTCAAAGAGAAACAGGCTCATAGCCAAAAATTAGAAATGCTCAAAATGCAAGCCGAGTTGAACGTCAAGGCGGCCGACTTGCAAATAAATATACTTGACAAGCAAGCGGAAATCGCAGAAACTAAGGGACTATACGAACACGATAAGAACCTAAAGGGTGGTGCTTTTATTGACGCACTACGTTCTTCAGTTCGTCCAGTCATTACATATTTCTTCTTCGGACTATTCGTTGCAGTTAAAGTGACAGGATTGATGGTATTGCTAGACACAGGCAGTTCAGTCAATGAAGCACTTAATGCAATTTGGGACCCAGAAACACAATCGCTATTTGCGGCGGTTCTAGCGTTCTGGTTTGGTTCAAGAACAATCAGCAAGTTTCAGAAGAAGTAAATTATGTCAGACGATATCCAAGACCTTAGACTTAAAGTTGGCTTACTCCAAAAGGATGTAGACCAAATAGGGGTTCTTTGTGAGAAACTGGATATCACTATTGAGAAAATGCAAGAACTGACTTCTGCTATGACTAAAATGTTGGCACTACATGAAGAACGTATCGAAAAGCAAGAAAGCCGAGATATAGAAATCATCAACATGGTCGAAAAGCGCCGAACCGAAACGGAACAAGGAATGAAAGAACTGCATTCACGAATTACTACAACAGATAGAGAACACTCTAAGGACCTCAATGACTTAGAGACCCGTATGGAGAAGATGTTGACACAACATACAGGTAATGTTCTATCTGAAGTCAAAAAACTTCAAAACGCACAGGAACAGCATCACCAACAGATGTCCGAAAGGCTTACCCAGGTCGAAAAGAAGACTTGGATGTTTGTGGGTGGTGCTGTAGTGCTTGGCTTTATCTTAGCCAATTTTGTACCAATCTTCGAAAACTTCTTCAAATAATCCTTGACAAACTCAGTTGATTAGTGTATAGTATACATAATTGACAAAAGGGTGTTGTTATGGATTTGTATATCGAACATAAGTTCGTGGGATTACTATCCCCACGATTGACTGCGTTCACACGCAAAGACCAGAACCTTTACAATTTTAGATGTCCCATCTGTGGTGATAGTCAAAAGACTAAAACCAAATCAAGGGGATATATCTATGAGCGTAAGGGTTCTTTGTTTTTTAGGTGCCACAACTGTGGCGCAGGTATGTCTCTTGGTAACTTTATAAAAGACCAAGACCCTACTCTATACAAACAATATGTCTTAGAACGATACAAGGCTGGGCAGACTGGTAAACGTCAAACTCGCACACAAGATGCTATCGAACAGTTTGATTTTTCTCCCTCAAAAAATTTTGGAAAAGGTCCAGAAAACCCGTTTCCAGACGATGTTTTGAGTATAGATATACTACAAGATAATCACTTTGCAAAGGAGTATGTCAATGCTAGAAAGATACCGTTATCAGCACACAATCGACTATTCTTTGCAGGCGACTTCAAAGCCCTTGTATCAAGTCTCGCACCCGACAACAACTTTAATCTAGTCGAAGACGACCCTAGATTGGTTATTCCATTCTATGACGCCTTCGGTCGGTTGGTTGCCCTTCAAGGTCGAGCATTAAGTAAAGATAATGGGCTACGATACATAACTATAAAGATAGACGAAAACGCAAACAAGATTTTTGGGTTAAACACATGGGAGAGGACTAAAGAGACCATCGTAACAGAAGGTCCAATCGATAGTCTATTCCTTCCAAATGCCCTCGCTATGGCTGGCGCAGATGCCAACTTAGACTTCTTAGATAAGTCAAAAACTATTATTGCGTTTGATAACGAAAGGAGAAGCAAGCAGATTGTTAAGAGAATGGAAGGGTTAATTGATGACGGTTTCAAAGTTGTCATATGGCCTGACACCATTTCACAGAAAGATGTGAATGACATGGTGCTTGACGGTGTATCTGATATCGTAGAAATTATCAGGCGAAATGCTTTTAGTGGAATTGGCGCAAAAGCAAAATTATCAATTTGGAAAAGATGTTAAGAGGATTAAAATGACAGACAATACAATCATGGTTGAAAAAAGGGATGGAAGCCTCGAACCCTTGAATTTAGAAAAGTTACATAAGATGACTTTTGAGGCAACCGATGGACTAGCAGGTGTTAGTGCATCACAAGTAGAAATGAACAGTGGGTTACAGTTTTTTAATGGTATTAAATCATCCGACGTTCAACAAATTTTGATTAAGTCTGCCGCAGACCTCATCTCATTGGATTCACCGAATTATCAATATGTTGCGGCTCGTCTCTTGCTGTTCGCTACACGCAAAGACGCACTCGGTCAATTTGAATATACACCTCTACTTGATGTTATTAAGAAAAACATTGAGCGTGGTGTGTATGATAAAGAAATTTTAACCAAATACACAGAAGAAGAAATCAACTGGCTTGATAGACAAATCAAGCATAAGCGAGATATGACTTTCACATATGCAGGTCTGCGTCAAATCGTAGACAAGTATCTTGTGCAAGACCGTTCCAGCGGTGAGGTGTTTGAGACACCCCAATACATGTATATGTTGATTGCCGCCACCATGTTTGCCGAGTATCCTCAGGAAGAGAGATTAACTTATGTCAAACGATATTACGATGCTATTTCTCAACATTACATTAACATCCCTACGCCTGTTATGGCAGGGGTACGCACTCCTATTAAACAGTTTGCTAGTTGTGTTCTTGTTGACAGTGATGATACTCTTGACAGTATCTTTGGGTCCGACATGGCTATTGGTCGATACGTTGCGCAACGAGCAGGAATCGGAATCAATGCTGGACGTATTAGGTCCATTGGGTCTAAAATTCGTGGTGGAGAGGTACAACACACCGGCGTTATTCCTTTCCTTAAAAAGTTCGAATCCACCGTTCGGTGCTGTACTCAAAATGGCGTCCGTGGTGGGTCTGCTACTGTTCACTTTCCAATTTGGCACGGAGAAATAGAAGACATTCTAGTTCTTAAAAACAATAAGGGAACCGAAGACAATCGTGTGCGTAAACTAGATTACTCAATTCAAATTTCAAAACTGTTCTATGAGCGTTTTATGAGAGATGAAGACATTACTCTATTTTCACCACACGATGTCCCAGGTTTGTATGATGCATTTGGTACACCCGAATTCGATGCAATGTATGAAAAGTATGAACGTGCGCACAGTGTACCAAAGAAGAAAGTTGCCGCAAGAGATATCTTCGGTGACCTATTGAAAGAACGTGCAGAAACTGGTCGTATCTACATTATGAATATTGACCATGTGAACACACACAGTTCATTCCAAGACAAAGTAAGCATGTCAAATCTCTGCCAAGAGATTACTCTACCTACTACACCAATTCAACATATTGATGGTGCAGGTGAGATTGCGTTGTGTATTCTATCAGCAATCAATGTTGGTAAGTTCACACTTGACAACCTAGACGAAATGGAAGAATACACGGAATTGGCTATTCGTGCCCTTGATAGTCTTATCGACTTGCAAGGATATCCCGTCCAGGCGGCTGAAATCAGCACTAAAGCACGCCGTAGTCTTGGAGTAGGATACATTGGTCTTGCACACTTCTTAGCGAAGAACAAAGTTAAGTATGACGAACAGGGCGCATGGGACGCTGTACACAGGCTCACAGAAGCATTCCAATACTTCTTGTTGAAAGCATCTAACAAGTTGGCAGAAGAAGTCGGAGCATGTGAGTATTATCCGCAGACTAAGTATGCGCAAGGGCTACTGCCTATCGACACATACAAAAAAGAAGTTGATGAAATTACAAACGTGGAGTTGCACTATGATTGGGACGAACTACGGGGCAGGATTGCCAAACACGGCTTACGACACTCAACACTCTCGGCGCAAATGCCATCGGAAAGTTCAAGCGTTGTCTCCAACGAAACGAACGGAATTGAACCTCCGAGAGATTTCATTAGCGTCAAAAAGTCGAAAAAAGGACCCCTCAAGCAAGTCGTCCCTGACTTTCCTCGCTTAAAGAATTTCTATACATTGCTATGGGATATGCAGGGTAACGATGGCTATATTAAAGTAGTCGCTACTATGCAGAAGTTCTTTGACCAAGCAATCAGTGGAAACTGGAGTTACAATCCAGAACAATATCCAGATAACGAAGTGCCGTTGTCAGTGATGGCAACAGACCTGCTTAAAACATACAAGTATGGTTGGAAGACCTCTTATTATCAAAACACATATGATAGCAAGAGTGATAGTGATGCAGTCGAAGTTGCACCACCGCAGGGTTTTCAAGTACCAATGGAAACTAATGATGATGAAGCATGTGATGCTTGCACAATATAAAGAGGAAAGAAAAATAAATGTCAGTATTTAATCAGAAAGTTGTCGATTATAAAAAGCAACCAATGTTCTTCGGTGAGGAACTTTCTGTCCAACGATATGATGAATTCAAGTATCCTGTGTTTGATAAACTCACACAGAAACAACTTGGATTCTTCTGGCGACCTGAAGAAGTTTCGTTGCAAAAAGACCGAAACGATTATCAGGAGTTGTCAGAAGAACAGAAGTTCATCTTTACTGCAAACTTGCGCTATCAAACATTGCTTGATAGTGTGCAAGGGCGTGGACCGTGTTTGACATTGCTACCCTATTGTTCACTACCAGAACTTGAGGGTTGCATTGTTACTTGGGACTTCATGGAGACAATCCATAGTCGCAGTTACACACACATTATTAAAAACCTTTATTCTAATCCAGCAGATGTGTTTGATGATATTCTTGTCAATGAGAAAATCATTGCAAGGGCAACCGCTGTAACTGAACGCTATGACGCATTCATTGAGTATGCGAAGCGTTGGGAAATGGGAATGGAAGGTTATACAGACGAATATGAATTGAAGAAGCGTTTGTATCTTGCACTAGTAAGCATTAACATCCTAGAAGGCATTCGCTTTTATGTATCGTTTGCTTGCACATTCGCATTTGGTGAATTGCGCAAGATGGAAGGTTCTGCAAAGATTATTTCATTCATTGCTAGGGACGAAAGTCAACACCTAGCAGTTACACAACACATTATCAACAATTACAAAAATACAGAAAATGATAAGGTTATGTTGAAAGTTATCAAAGACACTGAAGAGA